AGATGTTGAAGTGCTCCGTGCATAATTACATTTTCTAATTCATCAAGAACTGTTTTATCCATTTTAGTAGATGTTCTTAATGGTTTAAGACACAATATCATTCTAACATCATATGTCACGGAATTATCCGGAACTGGTGCTAGAGAAAAATGATCAGGATCTAACTGTGTTAAGAACCTAGGTTCCGCTTGTTCATCAGTAGATTGATTAGGCCACTTAGGATACATATCAAATAATTGTTCTAGTGTTACAGGAGTTAACCTGCTTTCATTAACTGTAGCAGTTAATACTGCATGTACCTCAGTTTCATTAGGTGTATCATATTGATAATCATGACCACCGGGAACTAACCTTATTTTAGGTTGCTCATATCGATAAGCTAATGTTTTTTCACACGCTTCGATTGCTGCATCACGAACATATTGTTCTACAACTGGTGTAGGACAACCCGGTACGCTAGGAGATAATCTGTTTACTATATCTAAATAAGTTCTGTCAGCCATTATGTTACATCCTCCTCATCTAATCCGCCTCTCTCAGTATCTGTTACTTCTCTACTTTGAGCAGCTACACCGAGAGACTGGGTAAATGACTGTTGGAATATCTGTGCACGTTTAGAATTAACATGCTCGTTATCAACAGACTCAGTAATAAACACTGTAGCATCAACCACAACTGGAAAATAAGCGTCAGGTAAAAGAGCTACTGTAGTTGTTCCATCGTATGTTGGAGGTGTTTGTGCATATTCTCCTATAAGAACTTGACCTGAAGGAGCTTTCGGATATATAAAATATTTATTAGCATTTCTTGTATGACGCATAAAATTAACAGCTGGAGCAGCTGTATCATTCATCCAAGAAGGATAAGCTTGATTTAATGATTCTCTATTTGTTTCTGTAATACCGTTACCATCTTTTACATTATATATTTCAATTAAACGGATAGAATCAGAAGGCATAGATTGTACTACAGTATCTGCAGTATTAGTGATGTCGCCAATAAAAGCAAAAAGATCAGGACGTAACACAGCAATATGTTTAAGTGCTTGGTTAGCAAACCCTATAAGTACATCATCAGAATACCTTTGAGGGGTATTAGTGTCCTGTACTATTCTTCTTACTTCTGTAACAACATCGTTTAGTATCATTTTTTCTTAACCCATGCTTCGTTTTGAGGCGTAGTAGGATCGTCTTTTACATAATGACCTTTATCATTCCTAGCTCGCTCTAAACCTCTTGTTGCTTCTTCAGCTAATTCTTCTGGAGTATCATCACCTACTTCAGGGACTTCAGTTTCCAAATTTACTTTAGCTTTGCGATTTTTCTTTTTCTTATCTAAAAATTTTTCTGGGAACGCCTGTTCCTCAGTAACTTCTTCAGTCAATGGATTCTCAGCAAGAATTTCATCCCACTCATAAATCTCACCGTCGTTTTTATTTCTAAGCCATCTAACCATTATATCCTCCTATACTCGTTTTACTTTCTTAGAAATTTTCTTTGCAGCAGTACGAGAACGTTTTTCAGAAGCTGTAAGTTCCGACGCGGTCTTGGGTGTATCTTTTGATACTCGTTTAGATGGGCGACAATAAGGGTAATCACGTTTCTCTCCCTGTTGTCTGCCGCAAGGCTTGCCTGTTTTTACATCTACCCATTTTTCTTTAAACCAACGTTGTAACTTTGCTCCTTCCTCAGTTTTTCTTACTGCCATTTGTTAACCTCTTTTACCACTTTTTGAGGAACTTGTATTCTTCTTTTTAGAATTTCCCCAATTAGCAGCTCCAACCTTCCTACATTTTGCCAAAGCTCCTGAAGCATATGCTGAAGGCCAAACACTATATCTAGCCTTTACTTTATAGTAACACGCATCTTTTTTTGATTTTGCTTTAGGTGCTGCCATAATAAATTACCACTTTTTGCACGACCAATAACGAGCCGTCATTTTAGATGGAGGTCTGCTGTCACAACCATGTCTAGCACGAAAATTTTTACGTCTTCCCGGCTGGTCTTTTTTAATTGTCATATTAGCATCTCCAAATCGAATTACTTTTTCTTTACCGTTTTGACATGCTTTAACAACAAACTTCTTACCGCCTTGAACTTGACGCTTAGGCTTATTACAAGCCATCTTCGATTTATCAATTTGTTTTGCCATACAAAACTCCTATAGAGAGGGGGGCCTAAGCCCCCCAATCAATATTATGAACAGTCTACCATTACAGCTGTAAGTTTCATAACTGCTGTGTCTGCGGCGTTAACAGTAGTAACGTCGATTGTATCAGCAGCTGTGTAATACTTACCAGCTTCAAAGGCGTCAGTTCCAGCGACAGTAAGGTAAGCTGCTGTAGCATTACCATTAACACCATCCAGATAACCATCTGGATTATCGCCGTCACCAACATCGATTGTTAGTGTTCCGCCCTCAGCAGTAGTAACTTCTAGAGCCACGTTAGTGACCAAAGTTTTTGCTGGGATTCGGATAACTTCAAGAACATCAGCTGCACCCAAAGCAGTCAGACCAGCTGCTGCTCTTTCGGTAGTGATAGTAGCGAAGTTTAGCTCTACAGTTACAGAAGATACTTTATTGATGCCTGCAGCAACGTGCGCGGCAGCTGTACCCATATTGTAACCTTTTCCATCATTATATGTAGCCATATTTCACCCTCCTTAAAGCGTTACGATGGCGGTTGCCAAAGCTTCTGGCTTAGTAACTTTATAGCCATACACTTGTAAACCACGGATTATGTTGCCAAAGGTAGTCTCTGATCTAATAGTCTCCATGTTTGTCATCTGAGATGCAAACGTAAAGCCCATTTTATGACCACCGATTACACTGAACTCACCACCCGAAGTTTTCTTTAGGTTGTGAGAAACGTAAACAGTGAAACGATCAATCATACCAAGACGGCCATTTCTCAAAGGAGAAGAACCATCACCAGTAATTGATGCGTCTTTCAGATCAGATTGCTTGATTAGACCAGCCATCTTTGCAGGAATGATTACAAATCTATCCTGTTCAGGTGAGTTAGCTTCATCAAGTACCGTCCCCATGTTGATTAGCAAGTCAATAACATTAGACTTAGTAAGCGCTTCTGGAGTACCTGCTACACCTAGATCGATGTTACCAGAGATTGCTCCCGCTGTTTGTCCTTTGTTAAGTGAACTAACATCAGTCAACATGTCAGTTAGAACCCTTTGATCGATCTTAATCTTCATTCGCTCTGAAGCGTCTTTAGACCATTGATCCATCAATGCGATGTCAGACTGAACTTGATCAACGTCGTCTTCAACACAAGCGAAGTATTCGCCTTTGTCAATTACGAGCTGCAGCTTCGCTTTGTCAGGGTTTTCGACTGAAAGAGTCTGGCCCTTAACGTAGGTTTTGATGGTGATCTCTGGAGTTGAACGGATATTAACCGTGTCACCCATGTTACGGATTTCACCTTCGTAGTCAGTGTTAGAGATTGCGGATAGGACAGTCGCATCGTAGAAATTCTCGATGAGTTTGCCCGACCAAATCTCGGGGATAAAGTTGCCCGTGTAGTCCGGACGACCTGAAGATACTGCAAAAGCCATGTTAGCCTCCTATAAGTTATGCAGTGACAATTCGACCTTCTCTCTGTGCTGAGAAAATGTCGCGTTCTATTCGGCCACGTTCTTCTTCCCGACCTTTGTACTTACCTTTACGCACAGCATCAAAGAAACCTTCGATATCTGTTGGTGAGTATGTTTGGCCTTCAGATGGCATAGTATTAGTCCCTGAACGACCTCGCCCTGGGGATACTTGCTTCTCTAATTGGTCAGAAGGAACCTTCCGATTGGTTTGAGCAACTGGTGTACCGTTAGCCTCTTGCCACGACCTAAAGAACTGCGCCACACGGTTAGAATCTAGATTCTGCTGAGCATCTTCTAGATATGTCTGGCGAGAAATACCTGTAAGTGGGTCAACATCTAACAGCCAAGATTGAAAATCTCCGTTGTTATTGATGTCTTGCCATTCAGGTACAATAGTGGAAAGTCTAGCCCAAAACGTCTGAGTTGCTGATTCGGCCTGTGCGTGTGAGATCTGATTCATCTGCGGTACCACGCTGGTCTGCATCTGCATTACCTGTTGCTCTAGCTGAGACACACGATTATTGGCTTGCGCCACTTCTTCTCGTGCTGCACGCCGCATAACATCAATAGAATCGCCGTACTCCTGAACATCTTTATCTGTAATCAACGGATCACTAGACTCGGGCTGTGCAGCAGGCTGGTTATTCAATGAGCTAAGTAGCTGCTCCATTTGAGTAACACGGGATGATAACTCTCGGTTCTCCGCTTTCATACGAGGAACTTCTGCGTTATACATACCCTGCAGTGTTTTGTACTTTTGTTCCCAAGAATCCTTGGTTTGGTTGTCTGACTCACCGTGCTCTTTGGCTACAGACTGAGGTGCTTGTTCTTCTACACTGTCGGCTACAACTTCCTGTACAGGCGACTTACCGTCGTTAGCTGCGGCCTCGGGTGCATCACCCTGTGCCTCAACCTCTCCGTTAAGTTCCTTGTATAGTTCTTGTACTGCCTCAGATTGCATTTGAACTTGCTTTGGTATTGCCATGTTGGACGCTCCTATCGGTGTGCGTAATTATCAGCTGTCATTATGACTT